CAGCGAGTAGATCCAGTCCGACCCTCCAAACGAGATCATAGGTGTTCACTTCCTAGGTCGCGTGACGATGGCCAGTCCGATCAAGACAGGGAGCCACAAGATCGCCATGGCCAGAGTCCGAGACCACGACCGAAACGAGCGAGGCCGGAAGACTCGGCCGAGCAGCACCGCAATAGAGAGAGCCACTGCCAGGTAGGCCACGATGACGAGAGCACGGATCATTTCCCCACCCCTCGCCGACTCGCTCGGATCTCGACCTCATCGTAGAATTCAACGCCCGGGATTGCTTCGAGCCCCCCAGCCCGGAGGTGGGCATTGATCTTGGCCGGATCCGGCGAACACCACTGGCGGCCCACCATGGCCTCGTCGACGATGCGCCATTTGCGGACCATCACTTTGGAGAGGCCCTCCGCCTCAGCGATGGGCGGCGCTTCGATGACCGGTAAACCGGCCTTAGCTTGCGCCTCTCGCCCCGCCACGATCGCGCGATCGTACGTGGCCAGCTTCCCTTTCAGGGATGTTTCGACGCTGGCCAACATGTCGAGAGGCTTGTCGAAGTAGCTCCGAAGGTTTCGCAGGGCATCGGCGAAAGGCCCGCACACCTGTTTCTTTTCCGCTTCGATCTTGGCCGCCTCGGCTTTGACCGATAGCAGGAAACGCCGGGCGAGATCAAAGCTTCCGGGATCCTTGACCTCGATCGATGTCGAAATCTTGGCCGTCCGGTCGGCCACGTCGATATGCGGCCGAGTGAGTGCAGCCCCCTTTTCACTGGCCAGTTTGGCGATCTCGGAGCTCATGATTGGGGGACTTGAGTCGACGGCTGATCAGTGAGGAGCACAGTGGCGGTAATCGTGCCGGAGGTGTACTCGTCGATCGTGACGCGGAGGTGCTCCGCGGCGGGGACTTGAACGAATGCCCCAGCATCGATCACAGTGTTGACGCGCACCCAATTGGAGCCGTCAATGCTCGCATCTATGCCAACCGTAGCATCGAAAGAGGCCGGCCCGACTTGGACCCAAAGATCTTTATTCGGCTGGCCAACATGCGATGCTACGTGCCATTCGGTGCCGGATCCGGAATTGTTCACATTTAGAGAGGCTGTTCGTGACATGAGGACCTCACGTAGTAGAGGAATCGACCAAGAGATTCATTGCTGCGAGAGCAGTGAGAAGGGATGCGAGCGCGGCCGTCGAAGCGCGAGATCCTGTGATAGTTGGTTTCGTGGTGCGATTCCCTCCGAAAAACCCCACAGTTCCGCCGGAGCCACCAAGCGTCACAGCCGGAACGTTCAGGAATAGGATCGACGCTACACCGATCCCGATATCCACGAAACCGCTTCCAGTCTCATGCACTACGAATATATCCCCGAGGCCTGCATTTACAGTGAAAGGCCTGGCCACTCCCGACACTTCAGCCCCGAGTTTGATCGTCACACCCCCGGCTGCATGTGTACCGTCGGTGTGACCAGGCTGGCTTTGAATGATTAGATCAGCGCCCGCTCCGGAAGCATGACGCGTTTGAGAGATGCTCGGAGAGGCATCTCCGGCTGGAAAAAGGATCCCACTGATCCCAAGTGTGGCCGTCGAATCAATCGAGAGCGTTCGATTCGCCGAAAGATCTCCGCCGCCAGAGAGTGGAGTAGTCGTGGCGATTGTGCGCGATCCCGGTACGGCTATCGGGGAAGCGGAAGCCGAAGATGCTGGGATGACGAGCGGAGCCAAACCATTCGCAAGAGCAATCATGACGTGATTCCTTTATTGTGGAGGATCAGCTCCAACGCGTTGATTTTGGCCAAGAGTGAAGCGTGAATATCGTTTAGGCCTGATTGTGAAAACGACGAACCTACGTCGCCGATCGTGGAGCTTGGAGCTCCGGTTGTAGAGTCTGTCAATTGGCCAGCGCGCGTGGCTTGGGCAATCGTAACGCCGTGCATACCTTGGTTACCTACAACAGAAATCGTTGCGGCCTTGATTGTGACAGCGTTTTGCGAATGAGTCTCACCGTACACCGGAGCTGCATCGAAGATCGGAGTCGAGTGGAATTCGAAATTCCCACTCTCATAGGCTCCGGAGATTGATCCGACCCCAGCCACAACTTTGACTGTTACGGAAAAGAAATTTCCGATAACCGAAAGATCGAATGTGCTTACTCCAGTGGAATCGAAAAAGGTGTCGCTGGAGATGAAATTGTTCGCAAAGACCAAGCCGACCGGGGCGCCTACAGCGTACCGGCCGAAATAGGTCTTATTGGATGCCTTGATCCCAACAGCCTCGATGTAGTTGGCCGAACAATTCAAGCCCTCGATTCCACAAATCGTGAGGAAATGATCCTGATTCGGGAATTGGCAACCGTCGGTGATAGTGTGAGCCGCGCCACCGTCGTCGACGATACCTAGCGCGCCCCCTTGGAAGTTACACCCCGTAAAGAAAATATCGTTGGTGAAACCCCCGCCAACTCCAGTCTGTAGGTGATCGTCGCCATTCACGAGCCACACATTTGCAGCCCCCGTAGCCAGAGTCACGAATTCGCAATCGGCGACGTGCACGATCTCCGATTGATCGAGGATCAGGCAGATGTGAGCGAAACAGATTCTTACTCGCGTCAAATAGATTTGGCTACCAGCCACGTCGCAATAGCCGCTTGAAGCCTCCAATACCTCCCACGTATGTCCGCCGTCAGAGATGACAGTGCCGACCACAAGAGACCAACGGTAGATCGGGGAAGAGTGTTGATCTCCAAATCCGTAACTCGTATTAGAGAAGGCTGCAAAAAGGCCTGTACTCCCGAGCGCGACCGGGGAGGTGCTTAGGAATGGTCGAGAGGCATCATAGGTAGAGCCTCCGTCGGTTGACCAAGCAAATTCTCCAATCGAGTCCCCTGGGGTGCCAGCGGTCGTAATCTGGACGTCAACACCGACATAGGTGGCGACCGGTGTACCAGTGATCGTAACAACGCCTCCCGGGCCTGAAACACGAGTAAGCACGCCGAAAGGCTCATGCGCGCCGGTCGGACTTGAATTCGTGAGGCACTTTAGAAGCACGTTCGATCGCGGATTCGCCGGGGTAACAACAGCGCCAACCGAGAAAGTGTGTGACGCTTGCCAGTGGTCCCGTGCGTTCCCCGCAACGTCTACGATCGTCATATCCTCGATATGGATTTGAACGTTCGTCGAGGAATTAACCGGACTCGTAGATTTGAGGATTCGCGTTGGATCGGCCGCCGCGATCATCCGAAGGGTGGTGGCGGTCTTGCCTGCGCCGCGTAGCGTAACCCCTGGCAATACAACAATCGAGGCGTTGATCCCGACAACACCAGGGGGCAGTAGAACCGAGGCTCCGCCCGGAGCAGCGATTTCGGTTGCATGTGCAAAAGCGTTTGCCGCGACGATAGCTGCATTGATTGCCACGACGTTGGCCGCTGCTTTGGTTGCATCGTCTCCAGTGCCCTCGACACAACCGAACCAACGCACATCGAGCGGGCCAGAGTAGATGCGCCGCCATCGGCCGGAGGGTGCGCTAGGGAACGAGCTGGCCAGAATGGTCCCACCGTCATCCGGCGTGGTGTCGCCTGGCACCCACACGTGCATCCCTCCGGAGCCGTCAGTAGCGGCCACGAGGCAAGCCCCGACCGAAGGATCGATCGTGCTTTTCAGGTGGGCTTTCGTGTCGGCCGTGGCCGAAACCGAACCCCCAGGAACGCCAATCGGAACGACGATCGTAGGGGCGACTTTCCAGCCCCCAGCGCGGTAGATTGTGAAATTCTGAGTGCCTCCGGAGATCGTCTCGGCAACGCTCTTTTGCAAATAGAAGGGCGAGAAAACAGCGCCGTCCCAGATGTATTCCGTTCCGCCATCGGCGTAATTGATGCCGAGCAGGAAGGGAGCTCCGATGTCTTGAACCTGAAACGCAATCGGATCGGTTGGCCGAAGGGCGGATCCGGGGGTAGGTGTTTGGCCGACGATGGTAGGCATGGCCTATCCTAGCTGGATCCGCGCGCTGCATCCACCGAGGATTTCAGCGCGGGATACTTGGCCAGCCAGCGGGCCAGCGTCCGGGCTGGCACCCCGAGAAGCCTCGCCGCTCGCTCGACTGATCCGCCCTGCTCGATGGCTAGCGTGACGTTGGCGATGGCCTCGGCCGATTCGCCGGCCAAGTCCCTTTGGAGCACGTAGCGCGTCCCTGGACCGGTCTTGGGCTTACCCATGGCGACGACGAAAAAGGCGCGAGGTGAAAATCAGCCCTACCGCGAGCGCGATGAGCCAGGCGAGAGCGCGGAGCAGGTACCAACCGACGATGAGGTGTACGGATGCCATGGCTAGAGGGTAGCTAGCGCCATGGCACTTGTCAAGCTCCGAGCGAGATCATGCCTCTCCGAGCACGACCGAGAGCGAAGAGACCGAGGCCGATCGCATCCCAAACGTCATGAGAAGCGCCATGGTGAATCCGAGCGAGCTCGCCAGCGCCAAGGATCATCCGAATGCGTTCTTGGCAGAGATGCTTATCAATCTGACCCTTCCACTCGTCCGGGCGGATCCATTGGAGGCTTTTGCATCCGTGCAATTGGCCAGCAACGATACCGGCTCGAATGGCCAGCGTGATCAAATCGTTAACTGGGCCTTTCCGCATGCCTGGCCGGTCGCATGGTCGTTCGATCACAACGTCTTGAAGCAACGGCCTAATGGATCCTATCTCCCGTAAACTCTCCCCCCTGTCTGGATTAAAAAAGCCACAGTAAACTAGTTCTTTGCTCACATTCTCGAAATAGGCCCACCCTGTAGACAGGCCCGGATCTATGGCAATCATGAGTAATCTCCGACCATGAGGCAAGCCAAAGAAAACGCCACCCACTGACCAGCGACAAGCAAAGCAATCGCTCCGTTTCGGATGATCACTCCGCTGGCTCGATCGCGAGCCACGCGTGGGCTTTGCGTTCTCCTCTGTCTTGGCCCGATGCGCCGAGGGATGGCTTTCCGGTAGCACGTTCGACATTTGGCTGGCCTGCCGGCTCGCCTCGCTACGGCCCACGTCGTCATAGCACTTTCGCTGATTTGCGCTCCACAACCTTCTGAACACTCCACGCCTCTACCTCTCGCTTTCGTTTTTCTCTAGAATCTCTAAGCCAGGCCGCGTTTGGACTTGTGAATCGAGCTTGTCTTTTTCTTGCATTCTCTCGCCTCTTTTGTGGAGGGACTGAATGCGGAAAATATCTTGGCCAAGGCATTTGGATCTTCGGCATCTCCCCGAGGCTTTGAGCCTCTTCGAAGATGGCGAGAATGTCTTCCCTCAAATCAAGTTCGTTCCAACTCACTGTGACCACACTACCAGTCTCCCTGATGCGTCCCGTTTCGATTTTGCTGCTTTGCTCCAAACCGTTGAGACGGTCGGAGGGGCTTTGATTCGCACATCAGGGAGCCAGGGTTTCGCCGCCGAGATCATCGTCTCGGAGAGGGCTTCCGCCGCTTCGGGGGCTCGATCGGCTGGAGCTTCTAAGACGTATTCATCGTGGCCAAAGAGAACCATCCGACAGCCGAATAGCGGATTGTCCCATCCGCGGATGTGACAACGCTCCGTTACTTGCCAGCCAGCGGCTTTGGCGATGTCCGCCCCTGGCCCTTGAAACATTGTGTTACAAGCTTGCGTGAAGCGTAGGCCACCCCGGACTCTATTGCTCCGGAGTTGGGTTATCCGGCCCGCTCCGCCTTCTGTCAGGGCTCCGATGTATTCAAAAAAGAGCCGGGCTTCCGGAAGCGTCCGAAGCCAAGTGGCCTTGAGTGCGCGCGCCTCCGGCTCTGAGATCGGGACGCGGTAGTTTCCCCATGCGAAGAGGACCAGCGCGGCCGCCCCGAGGCCTCCGGGGAAACCGAAATTCGCCACCTTGCCCGTCTGTCTGGCCCGATACACTCGACCGGTTGGATCCGCTTCAAGCTCTGCCTTGGCTTGTTCGTAAGAGATCCCTACCAGCGTGCGAGCCACCTCCAAATGGGCGTCTTGGCCAGCGTTTAGGATTTCGGCCAAACGGCTTTGGCGAAATAGATCGATGCAGGTTTGCGCGAAGGTGCAGAGCTCCAAACCGGAGAAATCCGCCGAAATGAAGAGGAAGCCTGGCCTTGGTTGGAAGCACTCACGAATCCCGAACTTCGGACCTTTCTCAGGCCCGTATTGCTGAACCTTGAAATTCTGGACGTTCGGTTGAAAACTGGTAGCTCGGCCCGAGTCGGCCAAGCCGTAGCGACAGTGCATAATCCCGTGCCGAAGTAGCTTCACATCCTTATTGAGGACCGTGGCCAGGGAGGTGTATTTGCCAAAGGAAAAGAGCACCGGGTCTTGGGAGAGCTCGCAGTGCTCCTCGGCTAGAGAGGGTTGGCCCTCGGGGTGCGTCTCACTGGGATCGGTGCGTGGCCAGCCCGGAGGCGTTCGAGCCATGGCCAGCTTGACGGAGCGTTTCCACTCGGGGGCCTGAAACCAGAGCGGCCGGCCCTGGCCCTCAAAATCCCTAGCCAGTTTGGCATTGTCCGGAACGAGCAATCCCTCTGATTTGAGCCGATCCCGGTGCTCTGAAATCTCGGCTTGGATGAACGTCTCAAGAGCATCCACCTTTTGGGGATTGGCCAAGAGACCCCAACCGGCGCAAAGGGCCAGCCAAAACGAAGCCCTGCTTTGCCTGAATTGGTCCGGAAGGCCTTCGGGAGGTGCGTCTCTTTCTTGCGCTTGGAAAAGAGCCTCCGTCGACGAAACGTCGTCCAAAGCGTATTGGCGCGCCTCGTGGGGCCACTGCTCCACCGGAACGTCTCGGAGCTCTCCGTAGCGCAAGCGCCAGGTGTCTTCGCCTTTGGCCATGGTGAGGCCTAGGCGACGCTTGGCGCATCCGGCAAGGCTGTAGGGGCCTGGCTCACCCTTCCGGGGTTTCTTCGCTGAGATCCTCTGGTGATTCCCGTTGGCGATTTCGATGAGCTGATCCCGGGCTTGGGTGCACGTTACGCGGTCTTCGCGATACGCGGCGAAAACCGAAGGCGTGAGGTCCGGCCACTCGGCGCAAATCACGCCCATGTCGAAAGCCACATTGTGGCCAACAATGCAGGCTTGACCGAGGATCCATTCGACGGCCGGCCGAGCATCGCACCATCGCCAAATCCGGCCGGCGGCTTGGACGCACACTAGCCGAGGGAATTGCGCCCCTGGCCCGATTAGGTGCGTTTCTGTGTCGAAGGTTGTGGGAGTAGCCATAATGTTGTCTTTGCAGTCCGGTACTCGTCCCAAGCCTTGCCCAGCGAGCGCCACTCGATCTCCCGGCCGAGGGCCTTAGCCTCGTCGATGCCCTGAACCATACCCTTGGACACTCCGAGATCGTAATAGACGATCGTCGCTCCGGCCGCTCGCCCCCAGAGCAAACCAGCATCGATCCCTAGCTTGCGCTGAACGGGATCGGAGTCGGCCAGGCACTGGGGGTAAAGCAGGTGTGATGCCCAGGGAGCTTCGTTTCGATCCAAGCAATCGCGCATCGCATGCTGAGCGTATCGAATGGCGATCCTAAGGCCGCCCATGAGAGGACTTTCGATGATGACCCGTCGCATGATTCCTCCGGCCAAAGCCCCCGATTCGAACGGGGCCGAGACTTGCTTACTGGGCAAGGGCTTCCAAGGCTTTACATCGCTCTGGCATAGCGGGATGACGCCGAATCGAACGGCGCTCACCCAAACCGAAACCAGCCCGGTTTGCATCCCTACTCCGTTAGGATTGCGGCCCAAGTGGAGCGACCTACCCATCTCTCGGATGCTGCTTTATTTCCCCCAGAGGGCTGCTACGCATTCATGCCCGAGAGCAAATGTCTACAGGGTTGTAGCCTTTCCGGATTCAGCCCGGAGAGTTTTTTACCGCCGCCCGGCGTTCGGGTCCCAGCCCCCTCCAACCGGAGGTGCCCAAGGATTCGCCGGAGCTTGGCCCGTCGGGGGGTGGACCGGATAGGCGGGTTGATAGCCTCCCGGCGGACCGGCCGGAGGCGGCGCTTGCGGGGGGTACGCCTGCGGCGCTCCGTAGCCTTGCGTTCCTGGGGGCGGGGGTTGGCCATACCCCGGCGGAGCGACCGGAGCCGGCGCAGTGGGATACGGGACCGGATTCGGCGCGCTTGCCAAGCGTCGGAGGATCTCAGCGCCCTGGTCCGCGCCTTGGAGGCTCGGGGCCGGACTCCAGAAATACGTTGTGTAGAAAGGCACCTTCGCGCCAGGCTTCGACGGTTTCGCGTCCGTCCGGATGAACACCCTCAGACCCATCAAGATGTTTCGTTGGTCGATCGCTGCTTTGGAGATCGGATTCATTTGCTGAACGAACGCCGGATCCGCTGCATCGTGTCGCTGGCCAGAAACACCGATCATCAGGGCTTTGATTTGGCCATGGGCAATCGGAAGATCCTTCATGTCTTGATACCACGTACGCATTTCCCCCGGGGGATGGTTCGGGAGATTCGAGCTTAGGAGCTTGAATTCGCAAATGAACGCGTCGCCCTTTCGCAATGTGTGCTTGTAGACGCATCGTTGAATCTCGGCCTCGCCTTGGAAATGCGGCTCCAAGAAAACTCCGCGCTCAGTAAAGACAGCATTTTCGATTCCGCCAAACGGGTCATTATTCATAATATTCCTCCAAATTCAGATTGAGAAAATCAGCGATCAAAAGCTTAGGATTCTGATTCAAACTATCGCGCATATACCTCGAATCGTCAACGGCTTTTTTCATCGATCCATAGTGCTCTGGGCACGAAATCACGACCGTCGATTCCACTGTATCAGCCAGTTGGCCAGGCCGGTGTGTGCGGCCGAGGGATTGCTCCCATGATAGGCCGTTCGACACTGGCGAGACGTAGTAGTTTTTGCCCCACCGATCTTGGAGGTTTCGTCCGGCTTGGTTGCTGGCCAAGGACAGGATGATTGACCGTCCGCCTGGATCCGCTTCGATGCTTTTGCGTGTGCGCCAGTCGAGCCCTTCGGCGCCGTAGAACGGAAGGCTGGTTAGGCTAGCCAAGGCCTCTCCGAAAGCCACGTGCTCCACCCAAATGAGCATTGGATCGGATTCGCGGATGCGCTTGGCCACGTGGTGAACGAGGAACGGATCGAGCCAAACCGGAGTGCTGCATGGTTCGAAGGTCGGTTTGATTGCGCGCCACGCTGTCAGAGCTGGGAGCGCCTCCGGATAGAGGCCTCGATCGATCGCGTTGGCCACGGTCTTTGGCGAATCCAAACCCCTCCGATTGTCCGAGAGGATCTCCCGGCAGTGGGCCATCCAAGTGGCCCTAGCCATGAGCCACTCGGCCGGGGCCGGCGGCTTCCAACGTCGGAAGAATCCGCTGGCCATCTCTCGGGTGTGCCTCCAGAGCGTCAGGGCATCCGCGAAAGCTTCGCCGTTCGGCGTGGTCCAGCTGTCGCGCATTTTGTTGAGAGCTTCCTCTAGGGGCCTAGGAAGCACTACGAAATCCGCCTCGATCGAAAGCGAGGCCCCGGTTTCCTCGGCGTCGCCCGAAGAGATGACGCCGGGTGTTTCGGTGAGGCGGCGCGCATAGGCCCGACGTAGACCATCGGGAGGCCTGGCCCGGTGCTCTTCGTCATTGCAGAGATTCATGAGGACTCCAGGGTTGCGCCGCACCTCCGCCCCGTCGCGCTGGTCCAACACGTCCGCCCATTCTTCGAGCTCCGAATATTTGAGAGGTAACGGAGCTTTCTCCCGGAGCGCCCATTGGAGCAAATGCCAATAGTCTTTGACGGAGCGCTTCGTGATAGTGCCGGACATGCACACGAAGCGCGTACCGGGACTTTCATGCATATAGCGAGAGACGCGTTTGGTTACGGCTGCTTTCCTGTTTTTCAGCTTGTGGCATTCGTCGGCCACGATGAGATCAGGCCGCCAGCTCTGGAGAAGCTTGTCGCTCTGAGGCCTCCCTAGGAGCTCATACGAGAGGAACCGAACATGGTTCGGGATCCGAAAATGCGACATGAGCTTGCGTTGGTCGCGGCGTGTCTTGTCTGCCAACGCGGCCGGAATGAGGAGCAGCGGCCGTTCCGATCGCACAATGAGGGGCGCGAGCAGTGAGATGATAGTTTTCCCGTGGCCTACCGCGAGCGGCGCGAATAAGCCGTAGTTGTGGTGCAATTCGAAAAGAGCGGCGGCCTGGATCGGCTTGAGGTGCATCTCGGCGCTCGGGAGCCGGACCAACCGATCCATCGTATTTTTCACCCCCGCTAAGTCCTCGTCCGACCAAACGCGGCGTGGCAAGCCAGCTACTCTCCAAAATTCTGGAGTGGCCTGAATGCCACGCGTATCTGTTTGGCCGAAGAGCACTGTCACTCCGTTTCGAACAAGTCGCCCATGGCCATCGCGAAATCAGTGGCCGCTTTGATCAAGCGAGCTTTCGCGTCGGGATTGGGCTTTCGGCCACGCTTAGCCGGAGCAGCGACAGCTTGAACCGGTGCGACCGGTGCGACCGGTGCGGGAGGCGCGACCGGAGCGGCCGGCATCGGAGGCGGAGGCGCATACGCCGGTGCGGCTGGCGGCACTGGCGGAGGCGGCGCTTGTACCACCCACTGGCCAGGCGGAGAGAAAACATATCCGTTCTTCACTGTCCCGTAGGGTGGCGCTCCTGGCGGAGGTGGAGGGGCCTGCGCGGCCGGGGGTTGCCACGGTGGGTTCACGCCTGGCCCCGGAGGCGCTTGGCCCGACGTGTGGAGGCCGGCCGCTTGCGCCTCCATTTCGGCCAATAGTTCCGCGTGAGTCTTGGCCCCTTCGAGATAGTTACCTTGTGTCATGAGAGATCCTAGCCTTTCAGCGTCCGAGAGATTGCAGATTGAGGAGAAATCGCATTCTCGCCCGAAAGCGAAACATGCGGAAGCGGTTGGTTCAAGGTCCAGGGCTCTTGGCCTCCGGGTCTTCGGTAGTGTCATGATACTAGAGATTTCGCGTTTGGCCACGGTAATCTGAGCCAAAGCCGGCGCAATGTCATCACGGGTCACGTTTACAAAAATCGGGAGGCGCTTGTAGGGCTTGACCGTCCGGTAATAGATCCAGCGCAAGCCGGCTTTAGGCTGGCCAGTGAGGGCCATCGCGGCGTCAGCATAGGAAGCGGCTTGGATGTCGCTCCGGATGGTGAGAATGTCTTTGGCGTGTCCGAAGCCCTTCGTCGTTTTGTGGTCCCAAACGATCGGCATGCCGAAGGGGTCGATCGAACTGATGTCCAGGAAACCGTGCATCCCGTTGTGACGGAAATGCGTCTCGACCCTCCGACTCGGATCGGTCGGCCAGAGATCCGCGCCAGCCAAGGCGATTTGGCCGGACTCTCGGGTGAGGTCTAGGGGTTTCCCGAATTCCAGGAACGCTTCGATCTGGGCATGCACCTCCAAGCCGAGGGCTTGGCTCTCCGTCGTTTGGCTCCGAAATCCTTCGAGCTTGGCGAAGCCCCAAAGACGTTTGCAGCGCGCCCAGCTCGAAACAGCCGAGGCGCTGATTTCCGTATCGGGGCAATCGCAATCTCGGCCCATCGCGCTATGCCTCGCATGTCCCGGGTTCTCCCGGCGTGTCGCCCCACCGATCTTCCGGCCACACAATCATACCCCCGCAGACCACAACAGCATCGCCACCCCGGCACTCGGCGAATCCAACGCATCGATCTTTCGTGCCTTCCTGCAACTCGAGCCAGCTGCCGTCTACGCCAACAACGAGCGTTCGATAGCCCGCAGGCCCCTCGCTGCTCGCGCCGCGATCCATTGTCGCGATTGTGACGAGCAGGCGCATTGCAATTGACGCTAGCATCTTCGAATCTCCACGCTCTGCGTATGAGCGAATCGCCGAAGCGATCTTGGTTGTCTCAACGGTCATATGCCGGAGCTTTCTCCGACTCCCAAGCCCTCCGGACCTTCGTGGCGATCTTCACGAGGGTTTCGGAGCCCTGTACCTCTTTCAGACCCTTGGCCGTCCGATCTTCTCCGAGCAGGAAGGCCAAGATAGCGATAGCGAAATCACACACCTCGTCCGCTTCGTCCCCTTCGGCCGGAGTAAGATCCTCGTACAACTGGCGAATGGCTTTCACTGGAAGCTGGACGCGTTCCTTCGGCGCGCGCCGCACTCCACTGGCCACTCGGCCCTTTCGCACTCGCTTGACTACCTCTGTCGCTACGGCTTTCCCCTCGTCGATGGCTTGGAGCTCCTCCGCCGGGGCCTTGAGAAGGGTGAACCACGTGGCCAGGGTGGCGCTTGTGATGCCCATGATTTTCGCGATGGTCGCGTCGCTCTTGCCACGCAATCGAAGCACTTGGGCCTTGCGCGCTCGTTCGAGGGTGGAGCGCTCTTTGTAGTGTTCATTCGCCACGCTCATGGCCACGACTACGTCTCGGCTTTTGTTGAAGACGACCGGTACCGTAAGAAGCGCGTGTTTCGACTCGCCCGCCTTCCGGAGTCGTTTGTTGGCCTCCAAAACGGCGGCGTGTCGACGTCGGCCATCGATGATGATGATGATGCTGTTTTGGTTTGGCCCTCGCCTCTCCACGCAAATCGGCTTGTCGTGCAGATAGCCGATCTCAGGATCCATCATCGCCTGAACCAAGCCCTCATCCGGAGGCGCATTCACCTCCGGATCGAAAAGCGGGTCCTTCGGATCGGTGATGCGCAGGAGATCCTCTGGCGCGTAATAGAAGACGTTTCCCTTGCTCTGTTCTTTCGCGTTCATTTTGCCCCTTTGGCTTCAACAGTAGTGAGTGCCATGGCACTTGTCAAGTGGAAATATTTGCTTGAGGCCACGGGCCTTGGATGACGCGCCCACCTTGAGGCGGGAGCTCCGCCGGCCGGATGCGTAGGCCAGTCCACCCACGTGCCCCTGATACTTTGCAATCCCGAAAGCCCTTGGCTTTCAGGGCATGGCCGAGGGCTTTTTGGCTTGTCTTGCTGCGTTCTCCGTTGGTCAAAGCCCAAGCTACGAACCGAGCGTATAGATCACCCGAACGCGTTTCGAAATCAACCCCTACTTCGCATTCGTCGGCCAAGAAACCCTCGATCATGTCGCTGTCTTTTCGGTATTCGGACGTAGCCTCTCGCACAGCTCGGGGCTCGCCAAGGCCATACCGGATCCATTGCTGGCAGCCCTCGATGGCCCAATTGAGGACCCCAGGGAGCTCCCCGAGCAAGTGTTCGGCGAGTCGATGATCTTTCTCGTTCTCGGGGATCGTCACGGTGAACGGGATGAGCTTCAGTCTTCGCCAAATCCCCTCATCCGTGCCGCCCACTTGAGGCTTGTGGTTCCCCGCGATCCAAAGCTTGTGCGTCGGTTTCCACTCTACGAAGTCTCGCCTCATGTACCTGGCTTTGATGGTGTCCGCGCTGGCCAAGTCTTTGATCCGTGTCTCATCCCAAGAGGCTTTCTGATCCACCTCGGAGCACCAAGCCATGCGAGCGCCAAAGAGAGACATCGTTTCGGTGGGATGTTTCGATCCACTTACGAGGGTAAGGAAATCCGGCGGGGCTTTCGTGGCGTAATCTCCGAGCAAAGCTGAAATCGTGGTGAGGAAAACGCTCTTTCCGTTCGCACCCTCGCCATACAGGAAGGCCAAGGCATGCTCCCGGATGTGTCCCGTGAGGCTGTAGCCGACCCACCGTTGGAGAAACGCGCGCACTTCCGGATCCGGTACAACGCGCCTCAGAAACCAGTCCCATCTCGGCGCTTGGGCGGTAGGCTCGTAGGAAACCGGAGCGAGCTTGGTTAGGAGATCTTCTCGGTTGTGAGGCTTGAAACCGTTTGTCTCGAGATTGAGCGTGCCGTTGGCCAGATTGAGCAACCAGCTATTGCGGTCGAAATCCTCCGCCTTCCGCATGATCTTGCGATTCGATTTGGCCAAATCGGGGATCGCATCGATATGGGATTTCCCCTGGGATTTCTTGGCCCACGCTTCGAGCTTCTCTTTGATCTCTGGCTTGTCGCAGAGCTTGGCTTCCTCGAAAAGCTTCTTTACCAGCTCTTGGGTGTAGGCTTTTTGGATGTCTGTTTCATCTCTGCAAAAACGTTTTTCGTCCCATGCCATCCAACCGAGATTCACCGTGTATTTCATGGTCTCGGCATAGCCAGCCACGAATCGGATCGCATTCCCTAGGTCCGTCGTTCGAGCGACATCTGGCGTGAGGAGATAGCCAAGGGGAACGCGCTCGCTGGCCCAAGCGTCGCTGATCTTGTGTTCGAGCTCCGCATAACTCCAAGTAGGCCTGCATTTGGAATCCGACCATTCAACCATGATGTCCAGGGCTGTTTCGGTGGAGAGCTGGAAGCCGCGCACGAGATCCAGGGCTAGCCTGAACGTGGCTTCGTGGCCTCCCTCGCCCGCCACGGCCCCGGGCTTGTCTCGAGCGTGCAGGCGTGCGGCCGCTGCGATCATTGGATCGTTGGACCCTAAGCCCGAAGGCATGTATGCGCCTCGCTCGATGGGTTTGGCCAAGTGGAGTAGCCAGTCCGGTGCGGGCGGAGGCGGATATCTTAGGACCCATTGATAGCCCTCGCTGGGCGGCGCTTTGACGTAGCCTCCGTCCGCCTTGATATCCAAGCCAGGGTATCGCTGGCCACCGATCCGGCTCACGAGATACGAAGGATCCGATGGGTCGAGCTTGGGCGTTCCGGGCTGGCCAACACCCCGAGGGTGTGAGAAATAGATATGCCAGCCCCCCGAGCGCGTGCGGACGAGCGGCACGGGGCCAAGAGCCCGCAAGACCGCCAGCATGGGATCCGCCTCGACCGGGAGATTGAGGAGAGCCGCTAGCGTCGCTGCTCCGTTCTTCCCCGTGGCCGGTCGGATGTCGAGATCCACCACGACGTATCCGCTCCGGATGCCCGTCAGGATCCCCGTGTCTTGGCCAAGGGAGACCTCGGCGTGATCGCCGGTCGTACGGTGCTCCCAGTAAACGGCCGGGATCTTCGTGGCCCGATCGATGGGAATCAGGGTCACTTGCGCCGCCCGAAAATTCGAGATAGGTTTGCCATGGTTGTTCTGGACGGCGCTCCTCTTGGTCGGGTGAGCGCCGTCACTCTTTTGTCTCACGGAAAACCTGGCCAGTCAAGCACACCTCGGCGCGAAATGCCCTGAGGCATTCGTGCATTTAGCCAGGAAAACGTCGGAAAAGTGCTCATCGTCATTTTCCGTTAGCACTGTAATCGGTAACGCGAGGCGTTAACTACATAATTGCTTCTGTATCCTACCTTGCCATACAGAATTGCTGGACAGAAGGGCCAGATAAGCCTTATTTAAATGAAATTCCCTGATTACCGGCATACTTTGAGTGCCATGACACTAATAGCGTTATAGGGGGTAATGCCGGATTTTAATATATTAAATGCTGATACGTCCGATGCGTCCTGGCACGAAGCCTGCAAGCAAATCCCCATCTGTCCAGGCCAGGATCCGCCTCCGCCGGAGGTGCGTCATAAAACCCTCTTGGCCAAACCGCCCTGGCATGCACTACAATGCACGTGTGGCGAAATGGCCCTGGGATCAGCACGATGCCGAGTCCGACGAGGATTATCGGGCGTTCTGCCTTTGGCGCGATGGGAACCGCGTGGCCGGCCCGCCTTTCCGGGCTCTGCTCTGGCCGGAGCGAGCCAAGGCCTACGACTCGTGGCGAGGACCCCTTGGCCCTCAAATAGAATTGGCCGAGGAAGTCCGACAGACGGCGCTACGTATCACCCTGGCCCATCTTCGCGAAAGCGAGCGTACGGGCATCCTAGAGATACCGTTGGCCCAAGCGGCGAAACTGGCCCTAGCGGCCGGCGCTCAGAAGGACCGACGAGAGTACGCACTCTCGGAGAGCGAGCTCCGGAGGATCTACGCGCCTCAGACTCTCGAGACTCCGCCGGGCCTGGCCACGATGAACGACGAGGAGCTCTGGCAACTCCGAACGCTCCAAGATAAAGCCCAGGGGCGTTGACAAGTGCCATGGCACTCGCTAGGCTCTGGCGATGGCCATTGAACCGGAAGAAGACAGGATTATGCCAGGCGATCTCATAACCCTCACCATAGTTTGCCGAGATTACGGAGGGCGTGACGGTATGCCGCTCAGCTCACTGCGATCGGCCATTAAAGCCGGCCGTTTGCGCTCATACAAACCGCTTCGTCGCGTGCTCGTTTCGCGTCGAGATGTCGAGCAGTGGATACGCGCATCTCTAAGAGTAGTCTAACTGTGTTCGAGCTCAGCGGGGGCGTTGACAAGTGTCATGTCACTCGTTAGACTCTGGCGATGGTCTCACGATTCGATCTAGGGCAAGTGATCGGGGCACTCGGAGGGGACGAGATCGCTCTCCAAGGTCCGTACGCTACGCGCATCACGTTTCGGTTTGCTTGCGGCGGAGCGAGGCACTTTCACACGAATGATCCGAATCCGATCGAGGTCGCCCGCGTGGCCATGGATCTGTTGCTAGAGCAAGGCCTCGCACTCCGGCGAGTCGAGATCGATTCGAAGGAACACGAACCGTTTTACCAAACGATTGAGGTCCCATGTTTGACGCAAGATTCCGCGAGATCCTTGACGACAACCGACGCGCCCAAAAAGCGCGCAAAGTGAAAGCCGAGGCGGACCTGAAATGCGGGATCCACACCCCTGGAAGGATCATAGAGCCGTTTGGCTGGCTCCGCGTCGGGCCCCGCACCACGGCGCCCTTCAGGCTCTCCCGAATGCCGACCTGCTCTTATGCAGCTCTCTTACTTGGCAGACACCAAGCATAGGACCCCCCCCTTGCCCCGGCGGATCGTCCGGCCGTCAGGAAGCTTGCCGTCGGGGTACTGGGCTAGCGCCTCAGCGAGAGCGGTTTGCCTGGCTTGGCGGAAGGCTTCGATCGTCACCTCGGCTCTGGCCAACATCGCACACGTTTCGTCTAGCTTTTGGATTGCAGGAGTCATATAAATAAGGTAATCTCGATTATCTGAAAGGCAAAGGGGAATGATCACACTTGCAATGCTCGTCGGGCCGGGCCGGGGCCCTCAACTCCGTATTGCTCTGGGCTCTGCTTTCGCGTTCGTGGATCGGCATAGCTTTGTCGTTTGGGACGCCGAACAGAAAGAGCCTTACATCCGAGATTGTCTCGAAAAGTCAGGCCCGACGCGAGGATATTACGGCTCGCGCTTCGACGAAGCCCGCAACATGGCCATTCGAGCTCCGGCCCTGGATGGCCAGGTCGGCGTCACGATCATGCTCGATACGGACGAGATCCTCTTAGGGGATCCGGAACGGTGGGGGCATTTTAATTGGGAGTGGGATCAGCCTGGCTATTACCTGGTGGATTGCGGGGGCTATGGACAAGCCCGCGTCTTCGTCGGGCCGATCCAAGGGCACTGGCATGGTCGGACGCATGAGGCGTTCGTGGGCGGGAAATGCCTCGGCGATATCCCCTCTAAGATCCTTCGCATCGAAGAGCAAGCGCCCAAGACCCTCGCCGATTTCCAGGCGAAAGCAGAGCGCGATCTTCCGCTCCTAGAGGATCAGATTCGAGAGGAGCCTCTCGACGGCCGATGGCATTTCTATCTCGGAGAGACCTACACCTTGCTTGGCAAGAACGGCTTCGCCGTTCGAGCGTACGCCCGTTGCGCCGAGCTCCGCGAGACCTCTCCGGTCTTGGCCGACCGAGAGCAAGGCGCTTGGGCTTGCTTCAAAGCGGCGCGCGCGATCATGTCCGAAGGATTCATCGAGGATGACTATCAAGAGGCCATCATGTGCTTGGCCCTTGGCATGATGATTTATCCAGGCATGCCGGAGCTCCCTTGGTTCGCGGCGTACCTGGCCCATCGGTGCGAGCGACCGACGCGAGAGATCCAGGCCTTCGCCCGGATGGCTATCGCTATCGGAGCCGTCGAGGGTCGCATGAACACCGAGGAACGGATCGGCTTTCGGGAAACCGTGGCATGGTTCGAAGGGCCTTATCAATTGATGGCCCTCTCTGGCGCGGATGGCTTCGCTGAAAGGGCCGAGGTAGCGGCGCGGATGCGTGCTAGATTCGAGGCGAAATGAGCGATCCCATTCGAGAAGCACTTCTCAAGGCGTGCGATTTGCTGGACGATCTTTCGGTTGAAGATGTCGGAGCTTTGACGAAGGAATGGCGTAAGCTGGCCAGCGAACCGACGCCGCTAGAGGAACGCATCTCCGATCTTGAGGCCGCTGTATACCAGCTCCGCTCAAATGCACACCAGCCCGATCCCAAGCCTGGCAGAGACTGAGCGGGAGCTCGGCCGAAGGTCGCTGTACAACTTCACTCGGCTTGCTTGGCCGAAGGTGGACGGGAATGCGTTCGTCGACGGTTGGGTCATCCAAGCCGTTTGTGAAAAGCTGGAGGACGTCTCCAACGGCAGGGTCAAGCGGCTGGTTATCAATCTTCCGCCGGGCTTCTCCAAGACCACGCTAACGGGAGTCATGTGGCCAGCGTGGGACTGGATCACAAAGCCTTGGCGGAGGTGGAGCTATGTCTCTTACGACCATAGCTTGATGAATCGCTACTCAAGCAAGCTCATCGATCTAGTGACGAGCCCTTGGTTCATCGAACGATGGGGAAAGCTCATACCGGTTTCGAATCCGGCGCAAACCGAATTCCGCACTAATAAGGACGGCGGGAGGTTCAATACCAGTTTCAAAGGCCGGGCGACTGGCCGACATTGTCACATCCAAGTCTTTGATGATCCACACAAGCCCCTCCACGCGATGGGCGGAGTGAGCCTCAGCTATGAAGAGACTTGGGACCTGATGGCCAACACCTTCGCGAGCCGCGCCGTCAATCCCGAGACGTTCTCTCGCGTGATCGTCATGCAACGCCTCCACCCCGAGGACGCTTCTGGCAAGGCACTCGCAGCAGGATGGTCGAGTCTTCGGTTCCCCATGCGCTTCGAGGCGGACAATAGAGATCCGTGCGACCGACGTACGGAGGACGGAGAGGTCCTGAATCCCAAGCGGATGTCGCCCGCCGCATGCGACTCTCTTGAAAAGGAGCTCGAACAAGTCGACGCGACCATTTGGCCCACCCAATACCAGCAACGGCCGACGAGCAAGGCTGGCCAGATCATCCAAGCCGAGTGGATCCTGGCCAACACCGTCGGCCCGGATGACGTGCGAAGCATCATCGCGCAACGCGAGCAGAGCTGGGATCTCAGCTTCAAAGACGCTCAAACGTCGGATTTTATCGCTGGCCAATACTGGGGCGCTCGGAATGGGCATTTCTTTATGTTCGACGAGCCGGTGTTCGAGCTCGCATCGTTCCTCCAAACGCTCGCACGCATCCGAGCGAAGCGTGAGGAATGGCCCTGCTTCGCGTGTCTCGTGGAGGATAAAGCGAACGGACCAGCGATCATCAACGTCCTGAAATCCGAAGGCGCCTCGAACGTGGAGCCCATCACACCCGAGGGCTCCAAGAGCGAGCGCTTGCATGCCGTTTCGCCGCTGTTCAAGAAAGGGCGCGTTCACTTTTTGCGTGGCCCGTGGCTAGACCGGATGGTCAAGACCTTCTCGAAGTTCCCAGCCGTCCGCCGTGACGACGAAGTAGACGCATGCACACAAGCCCTACTCCACTTGAACGGTGGTAGCGCGATGATCCAGCAATTGACGGACATCGCTCGGCGTCTAGGCAGAGGAGCTTGACAAGCGCCATGGCACTCGCTAGATTCGTGGGATGACACCCAGAGAGATCGCACTCGTGGCGCACCTTGAGACCCTCATGGGGGACAGGGGAAATATCAAAATCTATCCGACGTGGATCCGTGTCGATATCAACCGAGGCATGAAGTTTTCATCATATACTTGGTCGCGTGGGCCGGAGATTGAGGAGTGTCCGGTCTCACCAGAGGGTCAAGTTGACCTTGTGATCGATAGAATCGAGAAGGGATTTAGGCTGTGAAAACCAAACCACCTAGCATTGCTGAGATCGCTCTGGAATATTCTGATGGTTGCCAAAAGCTTTTTCTCGAAAAGCTGGAGATCCTCATGGCCGAAATCCTGAAAGAGCGGCGCGAGACTCCGGCCGAGGCACGCAAGGCCGGCATCAAAGTACATTTCGCCAAGACCATGCAGCCCGGGGAGACGATCGCCATCGTGGCCCTTGGAGAAAGGGAGCTGGGGCGCGTTGAGGGTCGGATGGTCTCGACTCCAGGGCTCCGATACGACATCAAGGTCTACAAGAAAACGGAGGGGGGATGAAGTGCGAAGAGATGTCTTGGATCAGTTTAGAGCAAGGAGATCCCAACGATCCGGACTGGGAGACGGAAGTAGTGCGTGGAGAAGACGCACTTTCGATCGCCCGTTATTTGAAGGAAACCAAACTGCCCTATGCGATGCGAATCTGCATCGTCGGTCACGTATGTTGGAACTGGAGAGAGCGATGAGCTTCATTGTCCGAGATGACGAAACGATTTCGATCTGGTCCGCCTTCGGATATTGCGAGGCCGCGAAGATCGATTTCGAAGCACCCTGGCCCTCGCAGTACGGTTTGGACCTCGGAGACTTCCTCTCGCACTTCTACGAAGATCATGACGCGTGGGTGGTCGGATACTTTTCTGCCTTCGGTAGGTCCGACTGGTTCTTCGTCTAGGCTTCCGCGCGCCCGTGTGGCACACTGCCACGGTGGACTCCAAGAAAATCGTACGGATCCCGCGACCGGCCCCGGGCTTCCGCCTCGACGGCTGGCTGAACGAGTTGACCGGTATCGGCACCTTTGGCCGCGACCGGGTGATGCACCACACGTTTGAGCGCGACGGCTGGCTACAGCCGCAAGAGTGCGCCGACCTGTTCAACCATGACGACATCTGTCATCGCGTGGCCTGCATCTATCCAGAGGAAGCACTCCGTCGCGGATACAAGATCAAAGGCGCGGACTCGGAGCGTCTCACGACGAAACTAGATGCGCTCAATTTCCTCGAACGAGTGGAGGAAGGCGAAGCGTGGGGTCGGGCCTTCGGCGGAGCTGTCGGCGTATTGTTCATCAACGATGGCAAGACTCCGGACCAACCGGTTGACGCGAGCCAGCCGTACAACATCACAGCGATTGATCTGTACGACCGAAGGCGCGTTTGGCGTCGCTCGTTCTTCGAGAATCCGACCGATCCGTTGTATGCGCACGCAAAGATTTTCGAAATCACGCCCATCTACGGCGGCGCTTTCTACGTGCACCGAGATCGCCTGCTCTTGTTCCGTGGCCGAAAGACGACGGACATCGAGAGAGAGGAGCTGATCGGTTGGGACGCCTCGATCTATCAAACGATCTTGAAGGTCATCCGGTCTTTCCAGAGCGGATACCAGAGCGTCGATAATATGCTCTCGGACGCGAGCCAAAGCGTGATCAAGATGAAAGGCTTGCTTGGGATGATCGGCATGGTCGGAGGCCAAAGCCTCTTGGCCACGCGCGCCAACTTGATCGATCTCACTCGGAGCGTGGCCCGTACCACCTTCCTGGACGCCGATGCCCAAGAGGAGATGACCAAGCTCGCAACGGTTTTCACTGGCATTCCGGACGTCTTGGATCGCCTCGGCCAACGTCTCGCAGCCGCATGGGGGATCCCGGTAACGAAGCTCCTAGGGATCAGCGCGGCCGGACTCAACGCCACCGGCGAGGGCGAAGCACGAAATTGGTACGATGAACTGGAGTCCTACCGAACGGCGAAAATCACGCCGCACTACAAGAAAATTCTCCGGATCCTCGCTCCGGAGCGGGGGAACGAGCCGGACTGGCCCTCGCTCTGGCAGCCAACGGACGAAGAGAAGGCCTCGGCTGGCCTCAAGCGAGCTCAGACCTATCAAATCTATTTGAACGAACAGGTGGTCACTCCGGCGCATGTCGCGGCCGCCGAATTTGGACCAGACGGCCCTCAAGATTTGATCGTGCTGCCGGAGGAAGTAGCTTTCCTTCGTGGCAAGCCGATGACCCAACCGACCGGTCCGGACAAACCGGCCCCAGCGGCGGGAGCCGCGCCAACCGCTAAGCCCGACTCCGCCGGAATCATCCCAGCGATCCCCCGGGCCTTTGGCGATCGTTTCGACGCGCCTTCGGTTTGGGGGGACATCCGGGAGGATCACATCGAGCGGCGAGGCTCCGATTATTTCGCCGTCTCGGAAGAAGGTAAGCCGCTTGGAGGCCCGTATCCGAGTCGGAAGAAAGCAGCGGAGCGCCTCCGAGAAGTAGAAGCGGCGAAAGCAGCCAAGGGCGCTTCGGAGCGGTGAAGTTCCGTCCGGCCCCGCCCCTCGCCGCTGCTTCGACGCTCAGCTCCGCCTACCTGGCTTTGCTTGAGCGTCGCGCCGCGTGGATTCGAGCGCATGTGTTGGACCAGTGGCACACGAACGCGCGCGCCGTCGGGCCGAGACATCGGGTGCATCGGCTCGACGCAAGTCCTTGGATTGAGGCGAAGCTCCGACTCCTCATCGCGGAGCACGAAGGGGACGAGGGGGAGATCGCGCCGTCGATCGATCTCGTGGCCAGCGGCCTGATCCGAAAGAGCAAGAAAGATCTCCAAGCTCTCGTGCCCATCAAGCTCAAGGATCATCCTGGTACCGGCGAGGCGGAGGTAGGCGCTTTCCGCGAAGCGAATCTGGACAAGATCAGATCCCTGACCGAAGAGCAGACGGATGAGCTCCGAGACATCTTGGAGGAAGCGGCAGATGAGGGCTGGACCATCGACAAGATCCGGAGCTCCGTGGAGGATCGAATCGAGGTCTCGAAGTCCAAAGCCGAATTCTTGGCGCGAGACCAAACCGCGAAGCTGAACGGACAACTCACTCGAGTGCGTCAGACGCAAGCGGGGATCTCGGAGTACGAATGGTCGACGTCGGGGGACGAACGCGTTCGATCGTCGCACGATGAGCTGGACGGCACACGCCAGAGTTGGGACGATCCTCCCGTCACGAATGATGACGGAGATACGAACCACCCCGGCGAGGACTACCAGTGCAGATGCGTGGCGATCCCGGTCCTCCCGGACATCGGAGACTTGACCGATTCGGAAGAGCCGGAAGACGAGAGCGAGTCCGAAGACGAAGAGGGCTAGACCACGCATTCCCGGAAGAAGTCTTTCGGAACGAGTCTAGCGCAACGCTCTCCGATACCGGGCATTTCTCTGACACTCTGCATGTCGGAAAAGGTCATTGCAGCGTCAGCTCCTATGAGGAACGTATCCGTAACCGTGTCGATGAAAGCACAAATGCTCGGATATTCGGCTTTTCCGATCTGATAGGCCTGTTCGGAAAGAGCGAAATAGTCTTTTGTCAAATCGAGGAATCGGATCATTTGGCCTCCTTCGGGCAGCAGAAATAATCCGGGGCGAGGTTGTGGAGCTCGCACTCGGGCGGCGCTTCGTTGTCTTGGCACACGATCGCGATCGGTCTGTCCGAGTGGCACGTGTTCTCTGGCTCGAAAGCCTTGCACTTCAAACCCGGCCGGGGCTCCGGAGCGCGCACCGAATGGCCTCGCATCTCAGGGGCCGGAGCAGCACCGCCTCCGCCACCATCGGCGGCCCGGCCCGGCTCCGAGACGGAGCAACCAAGAGCGAAGAGAGAGGCGATCATCACGAGACGCATCACTTGATCCTCCCGAATGGATCGCTCTCGATCGAAGTCTGAGACGGATAGGGCGGCGTGGCTCATGAGATCTCGCTCCTGACTCCTTCGCCATCAGTGATGAGCAGCATGCCGCGCTTGCGAAGCTCTGCCTTGATATCTGCGATCTCAACGTCCGAGCGTCCACCACGAGATCCGATATCGGAGTCGTCCCCGTCATCCCAGAAGTGGAGATAATCGCCAGCGTCGCAAGTGCGGGCCCATTCGATATCATTCGTCTTTCCCATGAGACCAATCTACGGAGTGTCATGGCACTCGTCAAGGGCCTAGCGAAAATATTTTCGAATCCTTCGATTCGCCCGCCGCTGGCCTTGGCACACTCTGGCATGCTACGATTTGCCACATGGCAATCCCCGAGCTGAGGCGATACGACCACACGTCTCCCTTTACCAGTGTGGAGAAAACGCCCAGCGGCGGGCGACGGATCGGGGCGAATCTCACCGGAGTAGGCGTTTTTCCGTACGAGTATCCCAACGGGACCGTGCGCGAGTACCGGCCGCCTAGCGAGGTTTTCAAGCCCGAATCAGTCGCGAGTCTCCTCGGAGCTCCCGTCACGAATCAGCACCCTCCAGAGATGGTTTCTCCGGAGAATCACGACAAATACGCCAAGGGCCACGTCCAAAGTGCGACTGCGTCAGAGCCCTACGTTTCGGGCTATGTCGACGTCAACACGGCTCCGGAGATCGCGCAAATCGACTCAGGCGATCTTAAGGAGATCAGTTGCGGATATTGGGCTCGCTACGAGCCTAGCCCGGGCGTTACGCCCGAAGGAGAGCCGTACGACGGAGTACAGCGGGATATTTACTACAACCATGCCGCACTCTTGAAGCCTGGCCATGGCCGTCAGGGGCCAAATGTGGCACTTCGCACCGATGCGAGTGACAATGTGTTGCACGTTGGGCCGAGGGCTGATAGCACTACACCCATGGCAACCGAGGCGAAAAAGCACACGGTCAAAAAGGTTACGTACGACGCTGGCTCAGATCAGCACATTTCGGCCGTCGATGCTGTCCTCGGAGAGAACGAAGCGCTCACTGCGCAGATCGCAACGCTGAAAGCGAAGTGCGACGCGGCGGAGCTGGCGGCGAGCCCGAAAGCCATCGCCAAGAAATCGGCGGAGCGCGCGAAACTGATCTCGCGAGCGCGGCAGGCGATGGGCCTCCGAGCCGACACCATCGAGTCTCCGGTGAAGCGCCGTGAGGCCAAGCTGGCCGCCGCGCGATACTTGGACGACGACGGCGAGGGCGACGCGGAGCCGGCTCCGGATGATGCGATCATCATCAAGGCTTTGCAGGCGCTGGAGCCCTCTTTCGATCCGAAAGGAATGAACCACGATCATCTCCTTGGCGCACTCAACGCGCTGTGCGCGTCGAGCGGCGCGGACGAGGCGGCCGAGGCGGCCGAGACGGATGCAGACGAGCAAGCTGTCGAGATGAATCCCGAGAGCGGCATGGTCGGCTCGGACGAGGGCGTTTCGGTGCCCGGCCAATTCCCGGACGGCGCGAGCGCAAGTCCGATGGGAGGCCAGCCCCCGAAACAGAAGTTCGGCAACTCCGGATACGACAGCCGTTTCGCGCCCCGAGGCCGGAATGATTCGGCCGGACGCCTCGCCGCGGATGCTGGCCAGCGTCGACGCGAGGACTCCGGCGGAGTCGATGATTTCCAAGCGCGCATCGATTCGGCGCGAGCGAAGCGCGACGTTGCTTGGCAGAACGGCTTGAAGCGCTGATCCGAATCAGCC